CCTGTTGCCACATCGTAGTTTGTGGTGGAGATCGTCCAATTGTAGATTGTCATGATGAGTCCTTTCGGGGGTTAAATGTTTGCTGCTGCAAGGCGAGCACGGAGGGATTGAATTTCCTTGACCAGCATAGGTACAAGTTTGGAGTAGTCCACTGCCATCATTTCTTCAGGGTCAGCGGGTTGATGCACTGCTTCAGGCGCAACAGTCACAAGCTCTTGGGCAACAAAGCCATAACGCTGGTGTGAACCGTCAGCCTTCCAATCGTATTGACGAACTTGCAAGGCATCAATCAAGGCAGATGCTGGTGCAGCGTCTTGGATGTTCTCTTTTAGGCGTTGGTCTGAAGTGGTGTTGTAAAGAGTTGCACTCCCGTTAGAAGTAATTGATCCAACCTCTACACCATCGTTTCTTACAAAAGAAATTTGCTTTCCTGCCGTTGCCCCTGTTGCAATTGAACTGTACAGAAGCAAGCCAATTGAACTTGTGCCATTTGCATAAATTGCTTGGCCAATACCGCCTGAAATTCCATTAACAGCTAACCGTTCATCTCCAAAAAGTGGGCCTGTTGTGTTGATTAAAAATTGACCGCTGGAGTTGATACGGGCGCGTTCGGCTGGAAGCGCCGAGTTGCCTGCATTTGCAAAATTATCCCCGCTACCAGCAGCAGTCCTGAAGATCAGTTCAGCACCAGTATTTGTCCCGCTTACGCCACGAGCCTCATAGGTAATGCCTGCGGTGTACGAAGGGTTGCGGACATCGCGGTATGTCGAGAACAGAATGCCGCCAGCAGGGGTAAGCACCCCGTTGGTAGACTGCGAACCATTTTGGTTTTTGATGACGAAGTAAGCGCCAGTGGACGCTGTTGTGCCAGACCGCTCAATGATTACCGATGCGGCTGCGGTGTCGGAACCTGTGGTTCCTACCAAAAGGTTGCCAATATTGTCGATACGGGCGCGCTCTGAGTCGTTAGTGCCGAACGCCATAAAGCTGTTTGAACCGTTCCACACATACGTGTCAAGGCCAGATTGAAGCAGCAGAAAACCCGCAGTTCGAGTGGTTCCCGTAGTTGCGTTTGTTAATTTCACTTCGGAGGAACCGCCCCCTGCGTTGTGGGATTGAATAATCCTTGCGCCAGTGTTGTAAGAGACGGGAGTAGTAATTCCCAAACCAAAGTTGCCTGCGGAGTCGATGGTTACAGCGTTACCGCTTGGGCCGGAAATAATCAGTTTTCCTGCGCCTTCACCGTTAACTGTTGCAGTGGGCCAAATGGCATAAGTAGCCCCGCCAGCGCCACCGTTTTGAATTTTAAGACCTCCGCCATCTCCCAAGTTGGTGGAGTAGGACTGAATAATCGCACTGGGCGCTGAAGTACCAACGCCAAAATTACCCACATTTGTAAAGCGTGCTCTTTCGGTTTGCGCTCCATTCCCGTTACCAGTTAGGAAAACAATGCCGCCAGTGTTATTGCCGTGCTGAGAGCCAATTTTCAGAGATATGTCTGTTTGATCCCAACGCATATAGCCGTAGTAAAACGGATCGCTGGTGTCAATTGCGCCAAGGTAAAGGCCACCGCTTACATAGTTCTGCCCCGTTCCCGTTGCAAGACGCAATTGATATGTGGCGTTGTTGATCACATCCAATTTGAATTGGGGTGTAGTCGTCCCAACACCTACCTCGCCCGTAGTTTTGACGCGAATGCGCTCGGCAATAGCAATACCATCACCCGGAGAGCCTGTGCTAATGGCTAAATCAACCTTGTCATCCCCCGCATTATTTACGCGGACTCCTGTGATTGAGGCGTAATTGGTATATGCGGTGCTACTGGCCTGTTGCGCAAACAGCAATCCACCGCCCGAACCAGTCGCGGGGTTAGCGCCAGTAGTAACAATGCGAGCAACACCGTTGGTGACAGGTGTAGCAGAAACAGGGCTTAGAACATCAAGTTTTGTAGCTGGCGAACTCGTCCCAATACCCAGATTACCGCCGCTGGTGATAAACAAACGATACGCGCCGTTTGTATCGTCATAAATTCCAAAGCTGTGGTTATCAGAACCACCGGAAGTTATAAAATCAAAAGAACCATTAGTATCTTGCAAACGGATTGCGCGCTGATTAACGCTGTCGTAGTTCAAATGCAATTTGATGCTTGCAGAAGGAGAACTCGTCCCAATACCCAGACCTGTGCTGGTCAGGCGCATTTGTTCGGAGCCGTTTGCTTGGAATCTAAGTGATGTTCCTGCACTTGCATCGCCATAAATACCAGCGTTGTAAGAACCTGCTCCACTTACCCAATAACCTGAACCAACAGCACCAAATAAATTGCCGCTAAATGTAATATCAGTACCATTATAAGTAAGCGCAGAACCACTTGTAACAACCTTAGAGCCGTTTAAATACGCTACTCCATTAGCGGTTCCTCCAGACAGCGTGACATCGCCCGAAGCAGCCAGCGTAGTGAATGCACCCGTAGTGGCTGTTGTAGCGCCCACAGTGCCGTTGATGTTGATGGAGGCTGTGCCTGTCAGGTTTGTCACCACACCCGATGCTGGTGTGCCCAAAGCCGGAGTGACCAAGGTGGGACTGTTGGCAAACACTGCGGAGCCCGTGCCTGTTTCGTCCGTCAAAGCACCAGCCAAGTTAGCCGAGCTAAACGAGCCAAGCAGGGTAGCGTTGCCTGTTGAGGTGATTGCGCCAGTCAGGTTGGCGTTGGTGGTCACGTTACCCGCAGTCAAACCCGCAGCAGTGCCTGTGATGTTTGTACCCACCAGCGCAGAGGGTGTACCTAGAGCCGGAGTGACCAGCGTGGGGGAGGTGGCAAACACTGCGGAGCCCGTGCCTGTTTCGTCTGTTACCGCAGCCGCAAGGTTGGCCGAACTTGGAGTGGCTAAGAAGGTGGCAACACCAGAGCCCAAGCCCGAGATGCCTGTAGCAACTGGCAAGCCTGTAGCGTTGGTCAAAGTGGCGCTGACGGGCGTTCCCAGCGCAGAGGCGTTGCCGCTTGCATCTAAGTTAACGGAGCGATCAGCGGGGTAGGTCACAAAAACATTGACCACACCGGAAAACGTCACAGCGCTGCCAGTGTTGCTGGATGCGTAAACCGTGGTTCGAGTTAGCGTTGGCCCTGTGGTTGAATACGTGCCAAGACCCACCTCCCAATTGCCCCCGTTATCGGTAGCCGAATAGTAGGTGGTGTTGGTGTCGCCAATGGCGGCAAACGTCTGAAACCCCGTCACTGCGCCCGTAAGCGTAAAACTTACAGTAGTGTTCGCTGTGGCCGTTTCTTGAACACGGTTTGAGAGGACTAAAGGCATTGACGCCCCCTTTTAAGAAGTTGCGGTCGTGCTGTAAGTAACGGAAACGGTGTCGCCAGCAGTAGTGACTCGAGCCGTTGCAAACGCGCCTGCACTGTACAGAGTGCCCGAGGTGTTGCTTTGCGTATTTACCGCACCAGAGCCAGTAACCAAGAAACAACCGCCCACCGTTCCGCCTGCGCCCGTGATGGTGTAGGTAATGACCGTAGCGGCCTTGGTGGTCACGTTGGTGGGCGTGGTGCCTGTAGATGTGGCAGACGAGAAAGACGCCGTGCCGCGCACAGCCGAGCCGCCAACCGTGTAATTTACAAACTCAGTCCAGCCCGCATGGGTGACCATGGTGTCCGCAGCAGCAAAGGTTGGGCTGGCTCCAGAAATCAAACCGAGGAACGGGCCCACAGTGGTGTACGCAGAGCCCGACAGAAAAGTGTCCAGCATCAACTGTTTGCCCACGGCATTGACTAAATTGAGAAACGACTCTTCCCATTTAAGGTTGCCTGCGGCATCACGGCACACCACATGGTAGTGACCCTCGATACCCACGGACTCATTGCCAGAGGCCTTGGATTGCATGGTAACTTCTGCATGGTCACCAAAATTAGAAAATTCGTTTGCCATAGGCTACCTCTTAATTTGAAGACCGAATTAATGCGGTCGTTGCCGTGTTGGACGGCATGGTAACAAGAAAACTTGCCGATGTTTTGTCCGACCCAAAATCCAACACCGCAACTGACTTGTTACCTTTGGAGGCATTGTAAATTAGAGCACATCGCGCAGTCACGGCTGCATTAAACGCTGCGTTGGCAAAGTTCACAAACGCCGTGTAGTCGCTCGACCCAACGGTTGTGCCCGTGAGAACTACGCCCCCCGCCACATACCCCGTCCCAGTCACTTCATTAGTTGCGCTGTACACAGTCGTGGCTTCGTTAAGGTTGGCGCTGGCCGTATACAAAGCAATTTTGAACGTATCGGTAACGAAGTCGTGAACGGCCTCGTACAGCTCTTTTTTGAAGCTGGTGGTCTGGGTTTGAACAATACTGGTCATGAAACGGGTACCCGAACTTGGCCATCGCGATACGCATCCATCCGTTGCTTGCCATCACCCAAGTTCTTGAGCAAGGCGATAGATTGGAGGTACATGTCTTGGTACAGCTTGACCATGTCGGCCTCACCCTTCATAAACCGAATGGCTTCGACCATGGTGCCGTTGAGCAACGCGGAATCAAAGTTATCACCCAACCAAGTCGTTCCGGCCGTCACAATCGACTCGGGGTAGTAGTAAAAGTGAAGTTCAACACCGTAGTTTGCACTGGGCGTAGGGCCCACTATAAAGGAGAGCTCCGTAGAGTCGTTCAAAACCGGGCCAAAGATAGCGTAATATTTTGGTAAGCCGGTGGCCGACGGGGTGGGGTACGCCTCGCGGATGAAGTTGACATCCTTGTTCAACAGGTACTGATAGTTGCCATCGTTATCAATTACCGCCAACGAATATGCCGACAGAAAATCAGTAGGGGCGCTCAGGTACTTGTTGTTGGTCGTTAAAGACCCCGTCATGTTCTTACGCAGGTTGGCAATCTGAACCGTGTTGTAAATGCGTTGCTCAGCCTGCCGAATGAACGTGTTCATGTCTACCGTGGGAAACGTGTTCTCACAATAGTCTTGAACCGCGGTGACGAGTTCGTTGTACGTCATGTCTTTATGCCATCGGGCCGCGGGCCATTACGCCTTTGGTAGCTGCGCCGTTACCGCGGGTTTTGATGCCGCTGGTCTTGGTGGGGTATTCGCCCTTGGACTTGTCGATGTTGCCGACGCTCGCATCCACCGTGCTTAGGTCGCTACGGTTCGGCTCTTTACCGGGGTTGGTTGTGGCTTTGACGGCCTTGCCTGCCATGGTGTGTGGCTTGGCGTAGACGCTAGCGGAACCAACCTCTTTGCCCATCATTTTTTTGCTGAAGGTTGCCATATTAGCCTCGCTTTTGAGCGGCGATCTTGGCCAAGCCACGACCCATGGTTTTCATGTCGGCGTTGGTTTTACCCCCACCGCTCTTGCCGGGTTTGCCGCCCATCATCTCTTTGACTGTGGGGCCGCTGTCGCCGAGGTTTTTGCCTTTGGTTTTGCCTTGTTTGGCAATGCCGTCGGCTGATTTAGTGAATGCCATGGTTAACTCCTTCAAGATATCGTAACTGTACCAACAAACGTTGTGGCTATCAAGTAATTCGGGGTAAGCCCCACGTCAAAACTGCTCGCCCCGCCAACCGGCGCCCAGCCCCATTGAATGTCCCGCGAGCCGCCAGTTAAGTTTCCTCCGGCGTTAACCCCAGCGGTAACGTACGTTGTATCGCGGCGCGGGTTGCGCAACGCTTGCGGATCGTCAACGGGGTACATGCCCAACTGCAGCTGAGGGTGGTCGGGTGACCAGCACTCTTTGCACACGCGGTCGTTTACCGGTTTGGTTTTGACGATTTGCGTCTTGAGTTCCTTGAGTTTGAATTGGAACCCACAAATATCGCACATCGCGATGGCCCGTGGGCCTGACGCAAACCGGTTAGGCATCAGGTCCCCCCGCCGCCAATAAACATGTGTCGTGGCACAAACCGGACCGCCGCTTTCTCCCGGTCTTCGGTGCTGGCCAAGTCCCAAGCCTCGTCGTACTGAGCTTTTAAAACGTCTAGGCGCTGAACGGCGTTGGGAATCTTGAGCGCCAAGTAATACGCCAAACCTGCCACCATACAGTTCAAGAACCGGAACGGTACGTCCATCGTGTTTACGCCATTGCCCGCGTCGTCGATCCGCACGAGGCGCCAGTACACAAATGTGTAAGTCTGGCTGTTGTCTGGCACGGGCCAGACAGTTATTCGGGGGTTCGGCTGCAGACGCTCAATCCAAACCTGAATAGGCCGGGCCTGCTGCAACTTATTGGGGATGGTGGCGTAGGTGGAGACACTGATACGCGTGATGTTCAGGTCGGCCTGCGTCGACGCCGAGCCCGCGCCCGTGCGGATGACGTGTTCCATCAAGTCCACAGTGTTGGCCGGAAGGTCATACGTGGCTGTGCCCGGGACCAAAGGAATAGTCCCCTGCTCAAACGTCCACATGTTGATGCCGCGGTTGGCCCAGTCTGCAAACAGCAAGTTCAACGAGCGCCGCGCAGTGCGCAGGTCATAACCAGTACGCAGCTCCGCACCACAACGCTCGAACGCCTCCTCCACCAGCTCGGTGAGGTCCATGTTGAATGCGGTGGTGCCGGAGGTTGCCATTATCTAAACCCTGCTGTTTTCTTTGCGACGGTCTTGGGCTGGGCCACGAACTGTTTGCCTGCGGCTTTGCCAGCACGCTTGGCTTTGGTTGTCGCAGCGTACTCGGCCGGTGACAGAGATTTTATAGCAGCTTCGGGCAAATACCGCTCCCCCGTCTTGCTCGACGGCTTGCCGGATTTTGTGGTCCATTTCTGGTCCCCCCAGTCCTTGAGCGATTTTTGCGGGGCTTTCATGTCAGTCTCGGTATCCGCCGCCAGCGGCTTTGTACTTCTTGGCCACGAGCTGCGCTTTTCTGGCTGACCATTGACCTGCGCCAGTGCCTTGCGTTGCATCAGACTTTACTTGGCTCACGATCCGCTTGCGCATCTCGGGCTTGGTGTAGTTGCCAGCCGCATTGACTTTACCGCCTTCAGCGTACTGCGTGAAGTCGGTATCATCCCGGCGGGCTTTTTTCACGCCTTTGGGCATTTTAGAGGGGGATATGGCCCCCATACCGCGACTGGCTCTCATGGCTTAGCAGGCCATGCCGCCGCTCTTCATGCTGATCTGTTTGCCCTTGGTGTGGCCCTTGGTCACGCAGCCATCAGCACGCGTAACACCGCCAGCTTTCAGCCCCTTGTGTGCCTTGGAGGCGGGCATCGCTGCATGCTTGCCAATGGCCTTGTCCATCATGGCCTTGTCCATCTTTACGTCTTCGTGTTTCATATCGCCACCTTTTGAAAATTTGCGGCCCTTGTCCGCGTTGGAGAAATCTTTGCCCACGGATTGTGGGACGCCTACCTTCTTGGCAAACGATGGGTTGTTAGCCACCGCTGCCATAAAATTATGTTGTTTCTTGCTAACTGATGGCACTGCGATGCTCCTTCATAAAGTCATCAATCTTGCTCTCAAGCCGGTCTAGCCGCGCCAGAACACGATTAATATCGCCATGCACATCTGCCTTAGTCACATACTTCTCAGCATTTTCTTCGCGGGTCTTACTCAACAAGATGCTCAGGCGCTTTACTTCATCGTGAGACACCTTTACCCAAAACAACAACGCCGCTGACGCAAACGACAACAGTACATTCCAAGCCATAAGTTCCATATCAGCACTTCCATCGCGCCAGTGACGCGGCTTTACGAGTGGGCTTTCCCTTCTCGTCTTTCATTGGACCGGGCATACCACTCATGCGTGCGCAGAACGAGTCCTTGCGCTTGCCACCCTGCGGTTGCGGGGCTTTGAGGTTGCTACCGGTTGCAGCGTTGTACTTGGCACGGCCCTTGGCTGTTAGCCCAGCCCCTTTGGAGGCAGGCAGCTTTTCGCCACGACCAATAGCAAGGGATGGGGTCTTCTTAGCCATAGAACACCGTGCAGTGGATGTCCGTTGCCAAAAACACTCTAATGCCGTTAGCGGCCAAAATGCCTTCTCCGGGTATTACTATCGTATACGCAGTAGCGTTTGACGCATCTGCCTGAAGCAACATCTTGTTGTACACAGTTACGTTACCGCTTGCTGCGCCGCTGTCTGCCACAGTTACTGTAAAGACGTTGGAGTTTGTCACAGTTAC